ACGTGGAGCTTAGATAGTTGGCGCACCAGGTCACAGCAGCTGTTGGGGCTGCCCTCCCACACATCAGGGGAGTAGTTGCGGGCCAGGAAATTTGTCGTCTGGCCTCGGCGACGAATTAAGGGTTCCAAAGTTTGTCCCATTTCAGCAGCGGCTGCCACATGGTAGGCCACCTCAAGGTTGCCGGTGTAGCTGTCATCGCCGCCGTATAGTCCAAGCTTGCCCATCGCTTCGTTGTGCGTGGAGCCCATCTGTCGAAACGCGAGGTAGCTGATAAATGCGTTCAGGACGGTGTTGAAGTCGCTGGTATCCGCTCCGCCGCTCAGGGTAGAGTCACCAGTGGGGTAACGAACCCCATTCTTGGTGACGCCCTTCCTGTGGTGGTGCGCATCGTACGTCTTCAGAACATACTCGTGGAGCTCCTCGACGAATACCCTGCGAAGGAGCATTTTGTCTAGCAGCCGAGCGTTCTCATCTTTATTGCCGTCCATCCGGGAGAAATCGCCAATCTCTACGAATGCTTCAGGGCCAGCCTCCACAACCGCGTCGACGCTAATCTCAGCGACTCGTTCCGCTATTTCTAGGGGGGTCTTGCTGAAAGCGTACCAGCGCTGGTCGTGCATCACAGCTGCGTTAAACGCGTATATGATAGTGCTGTAACTGATTTTGTCAAAGCCGTTGACAGTGGTGATCAGTCGGGGGTCGTTGGCGCTGCTCGCGGCTTCACCCTTGACAAATGACTCGGCCCTGTCGTGGGGTGCTCGAGCTTGCTCAATGGCGGCCGCGGTGATGCGTCTTTGCGACGGGCGCGACTGTCTGTCCCAGACCTGCTGAAGGTCCTCCGGGCTTAGACGGTTGGGGGGTGCCAATCCTTCGACGAACTCAACCATGTACTTGACCGTGCGATTGCTCAGCGGACGGACAGAGGTCTTTGCTAGATCGGTAACGCGGCGAGTGACTGCTGCCAGCTCAGCGCTAATGCCTGAACGTATGGCATAAGCGGGTTGTAGCAGCGGGCTCATGAACGCGTGAACCACGGGACGACCAGGGTCGAGCGGGTCAGCGAAGCTAGGGGAGTAATTACGGACGGAGAGGGCAGGGCTAAACACCACGGGCGATTTGGTCAGCGTCTTGGCTCTGTGGTAGGCCAACAGCACTTCTGGGGACATGCTGGACGGAATGTCAGAGATGACGGTACGCATCGTGGATGTGGACAGCTGAACGGTGCCATTATGGGCAGCTACGGTCAGTCTGTGGTCTGCTGCGGCAGGGATCGACACACCGGCAAAGCTGCCAGTCAACCCGGTCACCATGTGTAGGCCCATCCCAGCCTCCAACTGAACAGCAAAACGCACAACCAACGCGTCACCAATGCGAACACCAGTGATGGGGTTGAAACGTCTGATCTTATACCCCTCAATCGTGGCCCACGCTAGCCAGCTCCAAGGCATCGACCATTGGGTGGTCGGAACAAGGAATATAAGCTGTCGGTGGAGCCCAACTGTGCGGCGCTCGATCTTGAAGATGTTCATTGTGAAGGCGGTGCAAGCCATGACGCAGTCTGAGCTATAGTCCCACAACCTATGGTGGTATGAGCCACCGCCAGCGACCATATGGGTCACGGCTCCCGTGTCGTCGAACGTGTAGCTCACCTCTCCCTCCGAATGACAAGCGGAGGTGGGGACGAACGAATATA